CTCCTTGTCCATGTCAATGTGAGCACGAACATACTTGAACAGACCATTAGCTTTATTAAGTACCCACCAACCACCTGCTTTCTTACCTAGTGCCTTAGCATAACCTGCTAGTTGTCCAACATAGCCAAAGCTATCACCTGAATGTAGAGACTCATATGAATCAAACTTATACTTGTATGACCAATCAGATGCAGATTTAATATCATCTACTGCTTCATTCATAACTAAATCATAAGAGCCTGATATTTTAGTATTCTCATCAAGTTCAAGTGTTACATTGTCTGTGTCTTCAAACTTAACATTAGCTTCTCTTAGTACTGCCTTAAATACTGCTTCAACTATGTCACCAATCATCATGTTCATTACGAAGGTAGTAGGTTTAGGTAACGCAGTCTCAGGTCTATTCTTCTCAAACCAAAGTTGGCATGAGGGTCTACCTATATTAGACATACGTAACCTAAACTTATCTTCTCTCTTCGTGTTGAACTGACGATTCAATGCATCTTTAATGTCTGTAGCTACTTGCTCAATATTCTCTTGGCTCATAGAAGACTTACCACTTGTGGCATTTTCAAGATACTGATGAATCATCATTTCAGCAGGATGGTTCACTATGCTACCTCTTCTTCAACATCAACATCAATGAAATCATTTACAATGTCTTTGTCCTCTTGACTAACAGGTGCTTTAGCTTTCATCTCCCACTCATTAAATATATAACTGTTGTAGTTATCTATCCATGCCATGAAATTAATGAAAGTATTTTGGTCTTCGTCTGTTACTTGAACAGTCTTCTGTAAGTCTAGAGAATAGTTAGGTAAGTAAAAAGATGAACCACTAGGTAACTGTCTCTCTTCACTAGTCAACTGAATGTAATGCTGAACAGGAAGCCTTTTAGTTTGATTAAACTTATTAAAAGGTTCTCCTATTGTTTTAAATGCATCACGATTATCAATCTCCCATATGAATGGAGTGTTGTCATCTAACGATACCTTATTACCCTTCTCGTCAGTAGCATTAGGCATATCAATAAGACCAAAGATTACTCTTACTCTTTTAATCTGCTTGATAACTTCCTGTGTCGCAACAGGTAGTGCTTTAAAATCTTTGATATACCCTGAAGGTTTACCACAGTTAAAGCTACCTTGATTGTCCTTAAGGTCTGAGTTAAGGTTATCTGCCATAAGTGTCTTATGATAAGTACCCATAGGCTCACCCTTTTTAGCAGACATATTTTTAACAAACCTCTTATACATGAACCTTTGTATAAAAGGTCTTATCTCAACAGTTGGAGCATAAACAACAGGCATATCAGGTCGTTCTAGCTTAAATGAACCACCCTTAACGACTACTGCTTCTACACTTTCATCTCCAACTTTCTTCATGCCCATAATATTATTATGATGCAATCTCATTCTAGGTAAAGGGTTTGCCTTACTTGTATCAGCAGAACCTGTTTCACCTGCGATACCCATAGCTTTTGCCATATCTGCGTAGTTATTGGTATCTATTGTCGTAACTTCATTAACCATACTTTTTCCTTTCTATCAAAGTTTCTCAGTTATATCATATAACGTCTTTTGTGTCAAGCCAATTATTACCTATTTTTGCTTCTAATAATAATGGAACATTGAACTCTAATGCAAACTCACTATTAATTAAATTAATCATTTTACTGTTGACTATTTTAATAACATGAATCACTTTTTGTATCTCTTCAGGATGTATATCTATGACTATAGAATCATGCACACTGTTTACAATACAAGACTTCAAGTTTACTAATTCATTCTCTATGTTTATTAGTATAAGAGGAACTATATCAGCAGTAGCAAAAGACTGAACAGGATAGTTCTTTATCTGTGTAAAGTGAGACACCTTACCATAAGAGTTTCTTCTAACGTCAGGGAATGAGAACTGTCTACCTGATGGTGTAGTTATCTTTCTAGTACTTATAACTTCTTTAGCCAATTTGGAGTGCCATAATGCGATTCCTTCGTACTTTTCCGTGAAGTGTTTATAATATGTAGCCTGAGCAGGTGTTCTTCCAAACCCTGTTGCTCCATAGAGGGGTGCAAAGGTATGAGCCTTTGCTTCTTGGCGAGATGTCTTCTCACCTGCATCACTAATAACACTAGCAGTATAACTATGAACGTCAAAACCATCTTCTATCTCCTTCATTGCAATTTTGTCTTGTGATAAGTATGCTGATACTCTGAACTCTAATTGTGCAAAGTCAGCTTCAAGTATCTGTCCACCTTCCCAACGTGATACAAACACTTTCTTAACAGGGAATGTACCACCTCTAGGCATATTCTGCATGTTAGGGTCAGCACCACTGAATCTACCTGTTGCAGTCCTATGTTGTAGTAATCTTACATGTAACTTACCATCAGGCTTAGTGTGTGTAGTTATGCCCTCAACAAAAGATGACAGGTATGTATCTAATGCTGATAGCCTTTGTAGGTCAGTTAAGAAACTAACTGCCTGTTGTAAGTTATTCTTCCTAGCTATGCCTTGTAATGTAGCTAAGTTAGTTTTATTGACTGTAAATCCATTAGCACTTACCCACTTAGCAGTAGGTGCAGTAAACTTTAATCCTGCTACCACCTTAGTAGGTACAAAAATGTAGCCAACAGAATTACAATAATCACATTTGTTGGGTCTAGCATAAGGAGTTCCATTTTTCCTAACCTTTCTTACAGAGCCTGTGCCTAGACAACCTGCACATTGTTGTGCATCAGTCTTGTACACTATGTCAGACTTCTCTTTAACATTCTTTTTGTATTCAGTATTGTCCATGTAAGGAGAGAATGTATTTGCCCATTCAAGTTTATCTTTAGGCTTTCTACTATAGATAACCCACGACATTTGCTCAGGACTATTGAGATTAATACGTGTATCTCCCATTAACTCTTTTACTTGTAAATTTAGTCTCTTCTCAGTCTCAACTTTCTCTTTCTCAAACTCATCTCTAACATCATTTAATTTTGTAACATCTACAGTGAATCCATTCTGATATATCTTTGCTAATGTAACAGATACACGATTAGTTAATACAACTGTATTCATTAAACCTGCATACTCTTCTGTGTTTAATTTCCTGTATAACACATCTGATAATTCTTGGGTTGCTTTTAAGTCAGCAGATAAGTAGTCAGACAACTCTTGCTTAGGTATTTCATCTATAGGTGTTTTATTCTTAAAGTATTCTTTCATAGTGTCTTGTTTCTTTGTAGCTAACTCATATCTATTAGCACATGCTTCAAGTGATAAAGGTTGCTTGTTACCTCTTTGTAATACATACTCTACTAGCATAGTATCAAACACTGCACCATCATACTTTAATCCACATTCCCATAGCCACAGTAAGTCATGGACTATGTTATGTCCTATGAGTATAGTAGCTTGGTCTAGTAACTCTTGTACTCCATCAAAGTTATCTCTGAATAGGTATTCCTTGCCACTATCAGTTAGACAACCAACCATAACCAATCTATTGTTAGACTCAAATGGGTCAAGATGTAGCTTGCCATCTCTATGTGTAACTGTATTCTCTACATCAAGTGTCAGTTTCATTTAATCTCTCCTTATGTTCAGTGAGATACATAACAGCTTTTTTCAGTTTTGTCAAGCAGTCTGAAAATCCACCTAATCCTGTATTGCAATGATGACATATCCATCCCCTAAAAGTATTAGTAACATGACAATGGTCTAGTACCCAACTCTTCATTCTTAATTGTCCATACTTAGACATCTCTTCAATACTTCTTTCACATATAGGACAAACATAGTCATCATCAGGTGGTGCATTTTCTCTTCTTAACTTCTTTACTATACTCTTATGTCCATTCTTACAAGACTTACACGTTCTCTTTATCTCTCCTGATTGCATAACACTAAATTGTTCTACAGGTTGTTCAATATCACATTTTATACAAGTTATATAATTAGAATTGTCCTCTTGTTGTTTAACTGTATTACCAAATAAATCCTTATCCATTACTGATACCTAGCAGTTATATAATCTAACTCACAATGTTCAACACCATGCCATCCTGATAACTTATTCTTAACTATATTCAAGTGTCTAGCAGGACTTTCTTCTTCACCACCATCAGGATTCTTAACTGTATCTTTAGCTATAAGAACCATCAAATCAGCTTCTGCAGCTTTTCCTGTTCTACTGCCCTCCATCATAGCCTGATTGAGATATATCTTACCCTCAGCTTCAGCAGACAACTGTGACATATAAAAGATAGCACACTCATGTTGTTTAGCTATCTGTCTAGCATGTATAGCATTAGCTTTCAGTGCTTCATCTGTCCTTGCAAAGCCACCTGTTCTAGCAAACTTATCTCCCATGTCTAGTACAACTATATCAGGCTTGTATGCCTTGCAAATACTTTCAACCCATGCCATGTCACGATTGGATGCATCCTTAATGTGTATATTCTTTTTCACAGGCTCATACAATTCACGTGCTTTACTTGGGTCTTTCTTTATCTGATGCATTGTCATGCCTGTAGCTGATGTTAAGTATCTAGCACCAACTCTATGAGCAGATTCTTCGTTACATAAGATGATACACTTAGCACCTTGATGAGCAAATCCATTTGAACTAGCAATCAATGATGCATGGAAAGATGTCTTACCTGTATTAGGTCTAGCACCTACCTCAATCAAGTGACCTGCATTGACACCCTCTACCTTTCTAGTTAGACAAGGTATATTAAATGTCCATCTAGCTTCAAGGTCATTCCTTTCTAGTAATGTCTCAATGCTTATGTCATCCCACTCAACTTTTAGATTGGGAGTAAAATCATCAGCATATAACTCAAGAACATTTCTAAGAGGTTCAAGTGTGGATTTAGTACCATTAACATAGTCAAAGCCAAGATTAGCAATGTCTTCGCCAACAACTTGCTGAAACAGTTTAGATAATACTTCTTGTGCGATGTCACTTCCAAGTGGCAACTCCTTTTTTATTTGTTTAAACAAACTTGAATATGCTTGTTTCTGTGCAGTAGTCATAGATGGATTGTTAGACATAAACAATGCTTCAATCTCATCAGGTGTTACTGTTCTCTCATACCTGTCCATAGCTTTATCTATGGCAGTCTTAATCTTTCTTACGTCTTTACTGAATAGTCTATCAGGACACTTAGCACCTCTATGCTCACTGTAGAACTCCTTGTCCATTAAACTTCTTATTAATGATAATTCCATGTTGGTTACTCCTTTGGGGTTAGTTCGTGTAGTTGGTTAAAGTCTTCTTCATGTTGGTACTTCAAATCATCTTTCAATCTAAGCACCTTAACATCTCTTACGTATCCTCGCAAGTCTTTTGCAAAAGATAATATTTTGGGTAGTGCATCAGGGTCTAATGCAATTATAGCAGTTGAGAATTGTGAAAGGTATCGTTTGTGTGATTCAGCTAATGATGTACCCAACACTGCTACCCCAACATATACCTCATTGCCTACTGCGATAGCACTAACACAATCCTCAACAACTACTGCCACGTTACCACAACCATGTACAAAAGGCAAGTTATTTCTTCCATACCTTTTCCACTTAGGTAATTTAGAACCTAGTGTTCTTCCTGTTGCATCTACCATTTTACCATCATACAATATTGGAAATACTATTCTGTCATCTTTAACATCATAGTAAATATCCAATGCTGATGTATCAATCTCCCATGATTTACAAAAGTCTAACACCTTTGGTCTATCTCTGTGAGGTACAACGTGGTCAGGCAATACGAAATCATTTATGTCATCGTCTAGTACACTTGGGTCTATCGCATCTCTTATATCATCTACAGATAATCTGATACGAGTTGAACCTGATATACTACACGATATCTTATAACAATTCCATAGTAACGTGCCCATATTATTCGTAGCAGTAAAAGTTTTATATCCATTACAATTAGGACAGTTAAATCGTTTACTCTCTCCTACACTTAATTGTAAATCACTTACATAATTATATATATTCATTTATAATATACCACTTATATGTTATATAGTTCTTTGTTCGGCACGTTATCTGTGCTTATATCATACTTTTTTCGTATTGTCAATGCATTTTTTGCAGAGTCCAAAGTAT